ATTATGAGAAAAATATTACAATTTGCTAAGTTCTTTTTTATTTCAACTCCATTGGCTTGTCTTTTATTTATTTTACTATATACAATACAATTAATTAAAAAGATATGAAAGGTGGGGAAGTAAAAGGTCTTGAGAACGCAAGAGCAATAAAAATGATAGACATAGAAACAAAAGAAGCAACGGAATTTAGGTCAATAGCTTATGCAGTTAGGGTAACAGGAGTGAACGAATATGCAATACGCAATGGACTTAATCCAATTCAAAAAAAAAGATTTATGGTAAACGGCAGACTCGTTGCGTTTCGTGTTGTTAAATAATATAGTTTTGCATTATGGCAGTTACACCATTACCTAAGTTATTAGAAAAAACACAAAAGATTGTGAATTCGTACATCAGAAATAGAGATGAAGGATTGCCTTGTATTTCTTGTGGTAGTTACAATGGTAATCAAGCAGGTCACTATTTTAGTGTAAAAGGATTTAGTGCTTTAAGATTTAATGAATGGAATATACATCTTCAATGTGCAGGGTGCAATATGTATAAGCACGGCAATCAAGCAATGTATAGAATTGGTTTAGTAGAGCGTATAGGAGAAAAGGCAGTAAAAGAATTAGAACACGAAGCCGTACACAATAGGGTTAAGAAATGGTCAAGAATAGAGTTAAACGAGATAATTGAGCGATATAAGTAACATATACGACACAATAAGAGAAGTAAAGCCAGTAAACGGATATTTTGGCTACACTTTTGTAATTGAGGAAATAAATCATTTCGTATATGGGGAAACTAAAGAAGAAGCCTTTAACTTTGTAGCTGATTATATAAACGAATATTTAAACAATGGCTAAATTAACTACAAACGGAAAAACAACCTTTGGCAAAAGGAAATGTGGCAAAGCAAAAAAATCTTACAATAAACATACACCTAAACCAAAGCCTTACATAGGGCAAGGTAGATAATATGAAAATAACAGAAATAAAACCAAATCCAAACAATCCGAGAGTAATCAAGGATAACAAGTTTAAACTTTTAGTAAAGTCTATTCAGGAGTTCCCTGAAATGCTTGAACTTAGACCTATTGTAATTGATGAGAACAATGTTGTGTTGGGTGGCAATATGAGATTAAAAGCCTGTATTGAAGCAGGGCTTACTGATGTGCCAGTAAAAGTAGCAACTTTAAGTGAGCAACAAAAGAAAGAGTTTATAATTAAAGATAATGTAGGTTTTGGCGAATGGGATTGGGATGATTTAGCTAATAATTGGAATGTTGAAGAATTAACTGAATGGGGTTTAGATATACCTAATTTTGAGCCGGAAGTATTAGAGGCTGAAGAAGATGATTTTGCCGTTCCTAATGGTGGAATAGAAACTGATATAGTATTAGGCGATTTATTTGAGATTGGAGAGCATAGATTACTTTGTGGGGATAGTACGGATAGCGACCAAGTTGCTAAGCTAATGAATGGGCAAAAAGCTGATATGGTATTTACCGACCCGCCTTATGGTGTAAGTTATCAATCTAATATGCGAACTAAAAGTGAAAAGTTTGATATACTTAAAAATGATGAAATATTTATAACTGATTGGATACATAATTTACCATTATATTCTAATGGGTTTGTATTTGTATGGACTTCTTGGAAAGTAGTTAAGCAATGGATTGAGTTTTTAGAACCTTTAGGGAATATGACTAATATGATTATTTGGGACAAAGGTGGTGGTGGATTAGGAGATTTAAAAGGAACTTTTTTAAGTGACTTTGAAATTGCTTTAGTTTATAATAGAGAAGCGAATATAATTGGGAAAAGACTTGGTAGCGTTTGGAATGTAAATAAAGATGGAGCGTCTAAATATTTGCACCCAACTCAAAAGCCAATTGAATTAGCTTCTATGGCTATTGAAAATATATTAGAAATAAATAAAATAGTTTTAGATTTATTTTTAGGTAGCGGAACAACTATGGTAGCTTCACACCAACTTAAGCGTAAATGTTATGGTATGGAATTAGACCCTAAATACTGCCAAGTAATAGTTGACCGAATGAAAAAGTTAGACCCTACATTGGTAATCAAGAAGAACGGAGTACCTTTGTAAAACGTGATAAAATCGTGAATTATGGCAAACGAACAAAATTTAACTCCATTTCAAAAGGGCAATCCAGGTGGACCAGGTAGACCGAAAGGAGTGCCTAATAGCAAGACAAGACTTTTACGTTTACTTGAGTTAGTTCAAACACAAACAAACCCAATAACCGGCGAGAAAGAAGAATTTACTGTGGCTGAACAATTAGATATGGTATTAATAAACAAAGCAAGAAAAGGCGATATTAGGGCATATCAAGAGGTTATGGATAGGCTTGAGGGCAGAGCAAAGCAATCAACCGAAGTGGAACTAACAGGGGGAATAAACATTCATTGGGAAGAGAAAAAAACATACGTTGGAAATAACCCTTCTATTTAATTTATTTGGGGGTGGTTAAAACTTATTGTATCTTAGTCCAAAACAAGATATGAAAGAATTAAAAGGGTTTGAGGGTCTTTATTGGATTTATCCTAATGGAGATATTTTAACTAAAACGCATTATGGACACAAAGGGAAAGAAGCTATTTTAAAGCCGGCAACCGATAAAAAAGGTTATTTAAGATTTGGCTTAATGAAAAATGGTAAACTATTTACTCGAAAAGGGCATAGATTAGTTGCTGAAACTTTTATACCTAATCCCAATAACTTACCACAAGTAAATCACATAAATGGTATTAAAACTGATAATAGAGTTGAAAATTTAGAATGGTGTACCAATAAACAAAATGCTCATCACGCAATTAAAAATGGTTTATTTGCATTTGTTAATGGAGTTAAAAAGCTGAATGAAGAGCAAGTTAAAGAAATAAGATTAAAATATATTCCTAATATATATACTCGTAAAATGTTGGCTAAAGAATTTAATGTTTCTTTTAATACAATAAAAGATATACTTTCGCAAAGAACTTGGAAAAATATTTAATGGAATTATCAATTAAACAAACCCTAGCACTCGACCTATTAGAGGACAAAAAAACTTTAGAGATTTTGTTCGGTGGTGGCGCTGGGGGTGGGTAAAACGGCTTTAGGTTGTTATTGGCAGCTTAAACAAAGATTAAAATACCCCAATACTCGTGGCTTAATAGGTCGTGCCGTACTTAAAACACTTAAAGAAACTACCTTAGTTTCATTCTTTCAAGTGGCTAAACTACAAGGATTAGAAGCCGGTAAGCATTATAAATTTAACGCACAAACAAGCCAAATTGAATTCTTTAACGGCTCAACAATTCTACTAAAAGATTTATATTCTTATCCAAGCGACCCTAACTTTGATGAATTAGGTTCGTTAGAAATTACTGACGCATTTATAGATGAAGCCAATCAGGTTGAGGACAAAGCGAGAAACATTATTAAATCAAGGATAAGATTTCAATTAGACCAAAACGATTTAGTTCCTAAAATACTTTATACTTGTAATCCGGCAAAGAATTGGACATACTCCGAGTTTTACAAGCCTCAACAAGACGGAACGATTGGACACAATAAACGCTTTATTGCTTCGTTAATAGATGACAACCCGTTTATATCTAAGCACTATAAGGAAAACCTTTTAACCTTAGATAAGGTAAGCCGAGAAAGATTATTAATGGGTAATTGGGAATACTCAAACGACCCTGCTCAACTTATAGAATATGATAAAATACTTGACGCTTTTCGTGGCGATTATTTACCTAATGGTACACATTACATTAGTTGTGACGTTGCTCGTTTTGGCAGCGATAGTACTGTTATTGGTATATGGTCCGGCTATCGTGTTAAATTACATCAATATCAAGGTAAGTCAGTTGTTGAAGTGGCTGAAATCCTAAAGAAGTTCCAACAAGAGTTTCAAGTGCCTACTTCAAATATCGTAGTCGATGAAGATGGAGTAGGTGGTGGAGTTTGTGATATACTTAGGTGCAAAGGGTTCGTAAATAACTCCAGAGCATTAGACAATCCAATAACAAGAGTCAAAGAGAATTACGACAATCTAAAATCGCAATGCTATTTTAAGTTAGCCGAGTTAATAAACGATAATAAGATTTACATAAATTCCGATGGCAATCAAAAGCAAAAGATAATCGAAGAACTTGAACAAGTCAAACAAAAAGCAGTCGATAATGACGGAAGCAAAGGAATAATATCAAAGGATAAAGTGAAAGCAGCGATTGGTCGTTCTCCCGATTTTTCGGATTGTTTGGCTATGCGTATGATTTTTGAATATACACCAAAATTTGTAGTATCGGTTTATTAGCATAAAATAACTAACTTTGACTAAATTGTACATATATGGGATTATTTGATTTCTTTAGTAAAAAGAAAGTAAACACTTTATTTCCTAACATACCATTAGGCGCACAAGTAGCAATTCAACAGGGGATAGTAACGTGGCAAGGGCAAAATGCTCAAGCATACGTTCGTGATGGCTACCAATCTAATGATATTGTTTATTCAATCGTTAAATTAATTACTGATAAAGCTAAACTTGCTCCATTCCACGTTTACAAGATTGTAGACCAAACGGCAGCTAAGAGATACAAGTCTTTAATGAAGCAACCTGATAAGATTGAGAATTGGAACGAGGTTAAGCAATTACACAAAAAAGCATTTGAATTATACGACGGAGACGCAAGATTAAATGAGTTACTTAAATACCCTAATGGCGAAGATACATTTGCAGATTTAGTTGAGCAATGGTGTGGATTTAAGCTTTTAACGGGTAATTCATTTATCTATGCTAAGATGATTGAGGGTGGAGCTAATGACGGAAAACCTTTTGAATTATATGCATTACCAGCTCAATTTATGGCAATCGTTGCCAACGTGGAAGTATTCCCACCCGTTCGTGTTGGATATCAATTATACTACGGCAAAATGTGGACATTTGATACCAAAGAAATATTACACGACAAATACTTTAACCCTTATTGGACAGTTACAGGAAACGAACTTTACGGACAATCTCCATTAATGGCTGCTGCAAGAACATTGACAAGAAGTAACGAAGCTAAAACGGCTGCAGTTGCTTCATTCCAAAATGGTGGTCCTGCCGGTGTTCTATTTATGAATGACGATAGATATGACCCTACAAGTGGAACGCAACAAGCTCAAGCATTAAAGAAATCTATTAGCGAAAAAGGTGGAGCGTCAAACTATAACTCTATTGCAGTATCAGGATATAAAGTAGATTGGAAACAAATTGGATTATCTCCTGTAGAATTAAATATTATCGAAAGTGAAAAATGGGATATGAAGTCCCTTTGTAATATTTACGGAGTACCAAGTCAGTTATTAAATGACGCTGATAACAAAACATACAACAACCAAAGAGAAGGCGAGAAGGCTTTGACTTTACGTTGTGCTATTCCTTTGTTAGACGCTATCGCTGAAAATATGAATAGAAAGCTTCATAGTGATTGGGGTTATAAAGGTACAAATGTTTACATAGGTTACGATATACAAGTTTACCAAGAATTAGAAGCAAACAAAACTGAGCAAGTAGATTGGTTAGATAAAGCGTGGTGGATTTCTCCGGCACAAAAAATGGAAATAATGGGTATCAAAAATCCTGATTATATTCCTACCGAAGAATTAGAGAAATTATATGTACCAAGTAACTTGCAACCATTAGACCAATTTCAACCTTTGGATATTCCAATGGAAGTAACACCAAAAAAGCCTTAATATGCAATTTGTAGAATTTATAAGCCAATTATTAGATAGTAAAGAACAAGCTATTGTTTGGCATAATCAAACATTAAGCTATGCCGAGCATAAGGCATTAGACTTTTACCAAGATGAAATAGCAGAACTTTATGACGGATTGGTAGAAAGCGTTTCGGGTATCTATGGCAGACCTAAAAACTATTCAGTAGGTACTTTGCAGAATTATGTAAGCAATGAAGCAGTACGTGCATATTTTAAAGAATTATACGTATTCATAGAAAAGGAGCGTAAAACAATATACCAAGAAACTTGGGTGCAAAATCAAATTGATGAGATAGCGCAATTAATAGCTAAAACACTTTACCTTTTAACATTGAAATAATGGAAACAAAACACTTCGATAAGTTCTTACA